CGTCACCGGGACGGTAACCCACTTGACAACCGCGCATGCAAGCTGCTGTGGGGTACACGAGCAGAAAACCATCAGGATGCTATCCGTCACGGTACGCACACCAGCTTGAAGTTCAAGCTAGGTGACTGTGAATCTCGTGGGCATACATCACGACCAGGCTACAACGGGGAATGCCTGGATTGCCGAATCTACCGGCGCACGCACTAGAACCCCCACATGTCGGTCAGTGCGTCGATCGCATCCTGGCGGAACTCATCCATGGACTCTGCGACCGTTGGTGCCACGTACGGGCGTGGCGGAAGATGGGAGTGGTAGTCCTTACCGGAGATACCACCCAGCTCCTGGATTCGCGAGTAGACGATGGTCGGTGCTACGTGCGCCATCGCTACTGCGCCAGGAGAGAAGTATGTCTCGCGCACCGAGTCCGCCAGGCGGCCGGTACGTACGTGCAGCGGATCGCCACTGAGCAGCGTCGCCTTGATGTTAGTCTGTGCAGTGGCACTCATGCTCCGGACGGCTTCAGTAGCAACGTCCGGAGCAGAGTCCACCTTCTCCTGGAGGGCGTCGATCAGCGCTTGCACGTTAACTGGCATTACGCTTTTCCTCTTCGACCTCGTCAATGATTGCCATCATGGGCAGGAGCCAGTTCTCCACAGCAAGCGGCATCGCATCCACCTGCTGCGGAGTCCAGCCGAACCGCCTGGCGTAGACCGCGTAAGTCAGGTACTTCGACTCCTGCGGTTCCAGCTGGACGACCTTAGGCTCCCGGATGGCGTCCTTAAGCCTCCGCAGAGTCGCTTTTGTCAGGCGTGCTCTTAAGCAGCTCCAGGTGCTCCTTGCAGAAGCCGACCAGGGCGTTGTAGTCCTTGATGCCGAGCTGCTCGATGCCGTGCTGGTTAGCCTCCAGCGCGCTGTCCCACGACTTGAGGACTGCCGCGATGGTGGCGATCTTGATGTCCTCACTCATCGCGAGAGACATCACCATCTTGCCGTCCTTCAGGGTCACGGACACTGCGCGCTGTGCAGCCAGCTTGACGCCAGCAGTCAGCTCATCGACGTTCATGAGTTCGGCCTTGATGCCGCTGGGGAGTGTTACGGATGCCATGAGTTTCCCTCTCTTAGGCTTGGGTGGAAACCTGCCGGGCAGCTGAGCTGCCCGGCAGGGGCTTTGCTAGTAGCCTGGGTTCAGGTCCACTGCGGTGATGGTGATGGGGCCGAGGCCGCCAGTCTGCCCAACGTCTGTAGTGTTAGACACACCCTCGAACGTCGAGTCGTACCCGACCAGTACACTGGACCTCGTCGGCTTGGCAGCAGTGAACGCAGCCTGGTTGACGTGGAACAGGAAGGCCGTGCCGGTAGGTCCGCTGGTTGCCGTGTTCGCCTGAAGCGCAGCACTGGAGAACGCAGGGCCGGTACCAGTCGGGAAGATGACCGCAGCCTGGAGAGAGCCCTGGAAGTTCTGGAGCATGCTCGTCAGGATCTCCTCATCCTGCGCCACGACAGCCTTCACGGTGCCGGTCACCTGGAGCGGTCCACGGGCGATGATGTACGGAGACTGAACACCGTCATCAGTCCAGTAGACCTGGAGCTTGCGCTTGAGGGAGAAGGTCACTTCGCCGACGTAGTTGACCGCCTGTAGCCCGCCAGCGACTGGCAGGTTGAGCTTGATCTGGCTGGACCACGACGGGATCGGCAGTGCGGTCTGCGCGCCGGGAGTGAACGCGGCAGAGGCCGACAGAGGAGCTGCCGCAGTCGGGGTCGAGGCCCACGACGTGCCGGAAGCCTTCTGCGTGAACAGAGACTCAGCCGAGATGGTAAAGTCCAGCTGCGCCAGGCACATGCTGGTGTAGACGCGCTGCCCGTACGTGTTGGTCGGGGTGGCGTCTACCACACCGGTCGAGTCCAGCAGCGTGTACGTCGGCGGCTGACCGGAGCCAGCATTGAGCGCGGCGAACTTGTGCGCGTAAATCCCAGTCCCGCCTGGAGTGAAGACCTTGACGGTAGAGCCGACCGGGAAGTTGAAGTGCAGCGGGTTCGTGATCACCACGTTGTCCACCGAGTTCGACACCGCAGTAAAGTACTCGGTGTAGGTCGGCCCGGTGACCGTGGTGATGACGCCAACGACACCTGCCGTGAAGGAAGAAGCCGCACCAGACAGCGCTAGTGTGGTCCCCGTAGTGCCCGCGACGTATGCGGTTGCGAGCGTCAGGGCACCAGCAGCAGTGCCACCGACCGGGGTGGTCGTGATGTCACCGAACATGTTGTCCAGCAGCATGGGGGTCAGGCCGTAGTAGGCCGGGCCGCCGAGCGACCACGCAGCATCCTCGACACCCTGGATGATCGCGAACACGTCAGCCATGGAGCCACGGATGCCGATGTCACGAAGCCATACAGGCTTGTCTTCCGGGTCGAACGTGCTGGCATCCAGCGGGAGGACGTTGGTAATCGCCCCGCCAGTTGCCGCGAAGCCGGGCGTCCCGTACGCACTCTCGTGCTGGAAACCGAGCCAGGTTAGATATGACGGGTGAATGCCCGCAGAAGGTGCGACTGGCATTGGTTACTCGCTTTCGGTGTGATCGACGCCGGACTCATCAGTCATCCGGTCCAGCTGTGGGGTGAGGTCGGGCAGGTCTGCGCCAGCTGACGTAGGCACCTCCACGAAGAATGCGTTCGGCGGTACGGGATCTGGTCCGGCGATGTCGTACTTCTCTCCCGGTACGGCGGTGAGAGTCTTCCCGGACTCCACATCCCGGTAGGCGTAGAACGTGGCCTCTGGTCCGTAGTACTGATACATGGTTGCTCCTATGCCAGGAAGAAGAAGTCGCACTCGAAGGACACCTTGGCGTACTGCTCGATCCGCTCCGGTGCGTCCTGTGTGACGGGCGGGTTCATGACCGAAGCAATTCCGTACTGAGTCTCACCGGCCCCGTAGACACAGCCTCCGAGAGTCACGTCAGTCTCGATCATGTTGTAGATCTCGTCCAGGATGGCTTCAAGATCCTGTTCGGCAGGCTCGGCGTAGTCCTGCTGTGCTAGGTGGTAGACGTGCAGCTCGACCAGCATCCGGTCCTGCTTGGTGCCGACGTTCTGCTGAACTCCAGGCACGTTCGCAGCCAGTGCCAGCCTGCGCTCCTTCAGCTTCGGGATGTGCACCACGATGCAGGCACCCATTGCACGGGCGGTCGACTGCTCGTTGCTGAACAGGAAGAAGTTAGAATCCGGGATGCGCTTCGCCCAGCGAGGGTACACCGCTGACACTCCGAAGGATTCCATCGGACCCTGAATGTACGGGCCGTTGGTGTCCAGGACAGACTGCTGCGTGCTGCCGCCGAAGAACTGGGCGATGCTAGTCCTGGCCTGGTACCTTGTACCGCTGCTCACAACCGTTCACCACCCAATCTATGCACATCCACAGAGCCCACACTCCGACAGCGAGGCTGACTACCAGGCAGGCCACCAGCATTTAGGTGAACCGCCTCAGGAAGAAGTGGAACGTCAGCCACACGAACAGTGTCATCCAGATCCCGAACGTCAGGAAGTCAGCGGCGGTCCACTGGGAGACACGCTCACCGGTCGACACCTTGAGCATCCGCCACACCCACCACGACAGGGTGTTCTGCGGCTTGCCGGAAACGAGTGCGTACACCTCAGGTCCGAGGAACGCACTGACGAAGACGAACAGCCAGATCGGCCAGTACCAGACGGCCCAGTGTGATGGTGGCATTACCGTACCCTCCGGAACGATGACAAGTACCCTTCAGCGTCGCTGATCAGGCCAGCCGACTTTCCGCCAGACTTAGCCTTCCGGGTGGACGGCCCGACGCTGGTGCCCGCGAACGGCTGCTGCGAGCTGGTGTCCTCACGCATCAGCAGCCCGACCGCGTAGCAGATGGTAGCCTGCTGGATGTCCATCGGCAGTGCGGAAGCACCTATGACCGTGCCCGGAGCAGTCTGAGCAGGGGCAGTGTGCGTGTACAGCAGCCCGTTCACCAGCGGCACCGTGCTACTGCCCTGCGTGTAGTTGGACGCGACGGTGACTACCTCTTCCTGACCCGGGTCGTTGATGCGGAACATCGTGCCGGGGATCAGGCCGATCGGGTTGATGACTGAGACCGACGTGGTGCCAGCACCGTACGTGCCAGCCGTCAGCGTGCTGTTGAAGTAACCGGCGACGTACTGAAGCTGCACGTAGGTCGGGCCGCTAGCCGAGACAGCCGGGCCGAACTGCAACCCGACGAAGCTCGCGGAACCGGACACGGGCACAACCACCTGGCTGTTGTCCTCGATCCATATCTGCGTGATGTTAGGGATCGGCACCAGGGTCAGCGGGTCGTAGCCTGTGTTGATTGCTGTCACAACCTGAACAGGCCTCTTCGCGACGTGGAACTTCAGCTCACCGAACCTGTCTGCGCGGGTGCGGAAGTTCTGCGTCATGCTGCTGGCACCGAGGTACGGGTACTCAGTAGCACCGCCGCAGTAGCCGTCAGCCCACGTGCTCGCCCGGTTCAGGACGTTGTACAGCTCGGCGTCCTGCTTGCTCTGCACGCCACCGGGGATCAGGTCGTTGCTGTCGAGCCAGGTCGGCGCAGCCCGGAAGCTGCCAACCGAGCAGTAAGGCTCGGTGCCGTAGTTCTGGATCGTCCCGAAGTTGGTGAGTCCTCCTACAGTCATGGGTGACTCCTGTCAACTCTGGGCTGAGACTGCTCGGCAAACGGTGTGGTGAGTACGCGGAAGTTGCATCCGCACTCGCAGTGGTAGTACATGCTGCCCCACGAGATAGGGTCGACTAGCTCGCAGCAGTTCCAGCATTCCTCTTGCACCGTGAGCACTCCTTGAAGAACGAGCTGAACCCGCAGACCTTGCACGTCCGGTCCTCTCTCATCCTGGCCGGTGCACCCATCGCGTTCGGGTAGAAGCCACCAGCCTCCTTGAGCGCCTTCGCGTCACGGTCGGACATCAGGTAGCGCCCGTCCTTGGCGGTGTAGCGGATACCGGACAGCCCGTCGACCTGCTGGCAGGCCTTAGCCGGTGCCATGACTTCCTTCATGCGAACTCCCTCAAGTTCTTGACACTTAGTGGATGGGTGATACGATGAAGCTACCCGACAACAAAGAGGAGCTTCACATGACGTTCGAGATCGAGTACCTAGACGGCAGTCCGCTGGCCAACTACGTCCGTGTGGACGCCTCCGACGAGGAGACTGCCCTGTTCGTGGCTGGCATGAAGTTCAGTGACATGGACCTCAACACCGACGTGGTCGAGGTTCTGTCCGTCACCAACGTGGGGAGCAGGCTGTGAACCGGGAAAACTATGACAATCTGCCCGTAATCGAGCCGACCGAGTACGAGTGCTGTGCGGACGGGGCCTGCTACCAGCACCGGCAGTACGCGGAGCTGAGTTCCGACTGGTTCCAGCACTTCTACCGCACCGGCCACCTAGCGGAGGCGTGATGAACAAGGACAGCACCGGAGAGCAGGCCCGGAAGATGCCACCCGAGCACCTGGAAGACGCGGCGCAGGCTGCCCTGGCCCGGTACGCCGCGATGGGCCTCGTCAAGGAAGACGACACGCTGTTCTACAAGCTGATGAAGCCCTTATGCTCACCCAGCTTGAGAAGTGGGAGAAGCTCAAGGTCGCGATGCGGCGGAGGCTGGCTCAGTACGAGGATAAGGAAACCAAGGTGAAGGACCCAGCCTCCAAGATGGCTGTGCAGTACGCGCAGCTCACCGTCAAGGACGTTATCCGCATCATGAACCTGCTGGAGGAGCAGTGACTATTTCGGAGTACTACGTGGTTTACGCGGCTGAGCTGCTGGAGCGCGAGCTGGCCGGGATGGCGCTGGCCTATGCACGGCAGTCTGTGTCGGCTCCGGATCTGGTGCTACCTTGGGTTCAGGAATGACCACAACCACGTCCAGGATCTGCTCGTTTGAGCCGACCGCGTACTTGACCGGTACGACGGCCACGATCTTAGCGTCATCGGGAAGTACGCCAACGACTTCACGGATGGTCCCCCTCAGAACTTCCATGCGAACTCCTCGGTAGTTGTGTGCTGCGAGCCTCACCGGAGAATCGAACTCCGCTGACCAGGTTGGTAACCTGGAACATCGCCACAATGCTTGTAAGGCTGGGTGGGGGAGAGACGGAGAGTGGTTTTACCCTGTACTCCGCCCCGTGCTCTCCCCCGTCCTGCTAGGCCAGCAGCCCGGTGATCGCACCCGACCAGGTCGGAGCGTAACCGAGCAGCGTGCCGAACATGTACGTGGAAGCATCCCACGTCATGCCCATGGACTGCCACTCGTACATCATGTAGTCCTGCACGTTCTTGACCACGAAGGTGTTGGACACCTCAGAGTCCGGAACCGGCAGGGTCTTGCTGTACAGGATCGCAGCACCCGGAGGCATGTACGGCTCCACGACCAGGTCGACGGGCTTGCCAGTTACCTGGTTGTAGATCCCGTTGACAACCGCGCCGATCTTCTCACCGTTGACACCACCCTCAGAGAGCATGATGCGGTAGGCCGAGGTGCTGGCGTTCTGCTTTAGGAACGTACCCAGCGCCGAGCGGATCGTGCCATCCAGGAGGATGGTGTCCGGGTCGGCCAGCAGCTTCGCGCCGAACGCGTTGCCCTGCTCCTGAACGAAGTTACCGGAACCTGCGTAGAAGTTCCCGCCGTTCGGGTACGTGCTCGCACCGTACAGCGCCGCCATCGCGGTCTGGAACGGAGCATCTCCGACAGACTGGATACCGGTCGCACCCTGACCAGCGAACTGGGCGAAGTACCCGGTCCCGTTGCCCTGGCCGTTGCCGGTGACGTTGGTGAGCTGGGTGAGCAGCCCGTCGTAGGCGAAGGTGCTGGACGAGGTGTCGGCCGCCTGCCCGACCTGAGCAGACCCGCCGTTGGTCGCAGCGTAACCGCCAGGCTGAGCGCCCGAGGTCGGCTGGGTGGTGAGCACGACGGTGTTACCCGCGTTGGTGTTCGGGACCAGCGTGCCGACGTAGTACGAAGCGGCGATGCTGTTGCTCGCAGCCAGGTACAGGTTGACGCCGAGGGTACCGGCCGGGATGCGGTAAGCGGTGCTGGTGAACGCCACCTGGATGGAACCAGTGGTAGCGCCACCGACAGTGATACCACCAGTGACCTGCGAGACAGCGATCGTCTCACCGGCACCACTGGAGAACGCGGCGAACAGGTAGTACGTACCCGCAGCCAGGGCCCCACCGGTAGTGGCCGGGGTGGTCGCCAGGGTGGAAGCAACGGGGCCAGCTCCGCCGTTCAGTGAACCTGCGTAACCGTTCGCAGTCACACCACGCGCGTAGAGCAGGTTCTTGTTCTCGGCCGTCATGGTCGAGTACAGCAGCGCGGTGGCTGCCAGCTGCCGGATGTCCTCGTAGCCAGCGCCCGCGTACTGTGAACGCCAGGAGACAGACGAGCCGAGGCCCTGCTCCATGTACGCGACGGTGTTAACGTCGGTGGCGTACGCAATCTGGTTCGGACGACGGATCGCCGCAACGCCAGAGTAGGAGGTGTTCTCCTGCTCCGAGCTGAAGAACGAGGTCATGTCACCAACACCAGAGCTGGAGTTGGAGTTGCTCCAGCCACGAACGCGCCGGTAGCTCAGACCAGAGCCCTTACCGGAGTTGTCACGCGGAAGCAGGTTCCGGGTGACGGTCTCGCGGGGGACCAGCTTCTTGGACGGACGCTCCAGGTCCACAGGGACGAAGCCCTGCGTCTGCCCAAGGGCGGTGCTACCACCCAGGGTCGGGGTACCAGCGGAACCGGCACCTCCGGAGTCGATCTCCTTGATCAGGTCGGCCTGCATCGAGTTCAGGGTTGCCTGAATCTCGGTGGCCAGGTCGCCAGTAGCGCCCTTACTCAGCTCGCGCAGCTTCTCAATGCGCTCGGCCTTGCTGTTGTCGACGGAGGCAAAACCCTCACCATGGACGTAACGCTTGCTGCCAGCGTGCGCAGCCTTGATG